AAGGATAATATGTTCATCCTCGACAACAAGTTGGATGCCGTCGAGGAGGAATACAATAAGTTTCATGCTGTGCTGAACGAACATCGGCAGAAACTTGGCGTTGCCGAGAAGATGATCGAACGGCTGTCCTCCGAGATTGAGAAGATCAAGAAGTCGCAGCAGTCGCTTGATGACGAGCAGACGGCACTTGAGGAACTCGTTGACAAGTCCGAAGCAGGAAAGAGGAATCTTGGCGAGAAGCAGCATGAGCAGAAGTTGCTTGGCTCCGCTCAGATCATCCTCAAGGACAATGGCATCAAGACAAAGATCATCCGCCACTATCTTCCGATCATGAACAAGTTGATCAACCATTACCTTACCTGCATGGATTTCTTCGTGCAGTTCAACCTTGACGAGAACTTCGATGAGACGATCAAGTCGCGCCACCGCGACGAGTTCACCTATGCATCCTTCAGCGAGGGCGAGAAGATGCGTATTGATTTGTCGCTCCTCCTTGCATGGCGAGAGATCGCACGGCTGAAGAACAGCACGAACTGCAACCTGCTTGTCCTTGACGAGGTCTTCGACTCAAGCCTTGACGGAACGGGCATGGATGAGTTCATGAAGTTGCTCAAGGGAATGGGTGCAAGGTGCAATATCTTCGTCATCTCGCACAAGAGCGACCAGTTGATGGATAAGTTTCAGGAAGTCCTCACCTTCAAGAAGAAGAACAACTTCAGCAGGATGAATCCATGAAGAACTATTTCCGCCGCAAGTTCACATCGGCATGGCAGTTTGCAGATGCACAGATGTCGCGCGGATTCAAAAATGCCAAGGTCTCCGAGGAGATACGGGATATCCGAGACATATGCTGTCATGGTTCTGAGGAACTGGGCATTCCTCCATGCGAGTCACGGCAGGAGAGCAAGTTCTATGCCAAATCATTCGTTTGCGGCGAGTGCGGGTGTGGTGATTATTCACATACGCAACTGGTGAATCTTACCGAGAATCATTATTCCAAGTTGGACTATCCCAGAATCATTTGCCCCAAGCAGATGCCTGGATTCACCAACTATGTTCCTCTAACCATTTTGGAGAATGATATGAGAAAGAAGTTGATCGAAGAGACATTCGGTGTAGAGTACCTATCTCAACTGCTGGAGAAGAAGGAGACAGAAGGTGAGCCGTAACTGGAAAGACGAAGACTTCGGACGCATGGATGACCATCGTCCTACCCCCAATGGTAGGAAGAAGGATCGGCGCGAGAAGCGACATGATGCCAAGCACCACCTACGAGACCTTAAGGACATGGTCAATGGTGGTGAGGACATTTACGACATGATCGATGAAATCAGTGAAGAGGAATAAACCATGAAGATCAGCAAGAAGACATTCGACATCCTCAAGAACTTTTCGGGCATCCGCTCAAGCATCCATGTTGAGCAGGGCAACATCATCCGCACCGTCTCGACTGCCAAGAACATCATGGCAGAGGCAAAGGTGGAGGAGGACTTTGCGAAGCCATTTGCCATCTTTGATCTTGGCAAGTTCATTGCCACGACTTCCTTGTTCGGCACTCCTGAGTATCAGTTCAACGACAAGTTCGTGACCATCAAGTCGAACAACAGTTCGGTGAACTACTTCTATGCCGACGAGAAGTTGGTCGAGAAGGCGAACAAGTCGATCAAGATGCCAGCCCTGACGGTATCGTTCGACCTGTCTCAGAATCAGATTGCCGAGATTCAGAAGGCATCCTCCGTGCTGCAACTCGACGCGGTGTGCATCAGGAACACCGATGTGGGTGGCATTGAGATGGTGGCATTCGACCGCAAGGTGGGTCTGAACAGTTCATCGAATGTATTCACGATGATCCTGTCAGACAAGACGGGCAATAAGTTCAACCTATTCATGGACATCGAACTCCTGAAGATGATCCCCGATGACTACAAGGTCGAGGTGGGTGGAACTGCCGTTGCCAAGTTCACTGGCAAGAACAATGGTGTGTCGTATTGGATCGCTCTCCGTTCGGAATCAACCAAGTCTTGAGGAAAACATGCTTGCTACTGATGAATATCTTTGGTCGGAGAAATACCGCCCTCGTCGGATCGCTGACTGCGTCCTTCCCGAAGACATTCTGAAGACATTTGAGGATAGCATAGAGAAGGGGCAGATTCAGAATCTTCTCCTTGCGGGTGGACCTGGTGTGGGCAAGACGACCGTTGCGAAGGCACTTTGCGACGAGATGAACTGCGATTGGATCATCATCAACTGCTCTGAGGATGGAAACATCGACACCCTGAGAACCCGAATCCGCGACTTCGCGAGTTCGGTCTCGTTCAGCGGTGGCAACAAGGTGGTCATCCTAGACGAGTTCGATTACTCCAATCCGCAGTCCATGCAGCCAGCCCTTCGTGGCTTCATGGAGGAGTTCTCCAAGAACTGTCGCTTCATCCTGACCTGCAACTACAAGAACAGGATCATCCAACCCCTGCATTCGCGATGCACGGTCATCGACTTCCGCATCCCTGCTGCCGAGAAGCCCAAGATGGCAAAGCAGATGCACAAGCGCATCTGTGCCATCCTCGACGCTGAGGACATCGAATACGACAACAAGGTGGTCGCGGAACTCGTCATGCGTAGGTTCCCCGACTTCCGTAGGCTCATCAATGACCTACAGAAGTATTCCTTGGGTGGCAAGATCGATGTCGGCATCCTTGGCACTACGGCAACCGACAAGGTCAATGACCTGATCGGATTCATGAAGAAGAAGGAGTTCGGATCGATCCGCAAGTGGGTAGCGAACAACATCGACAACGACCATGTCGGTCTGTTCCGCAACATCTATGACGGGATCTACGAGATCCTTGAGCCTCAGTCCATTCCACAGGCAATCCTGACCCTTGCTGAATATCAGTACAAGTCTGCCTTCGTCGCGGATCAGGAGATCAACACTATGGCATGTCTGAGCGAACTGATGGTTTCCTGCGAGTTCAAGAAATGAACGACAACCCATTCGACTTCCTGAACAGCATCAACATCAGCAAGAAGAATCTTATCCGTGAGGAGGGAAGGGGGGCATCCGAGTATGCCCCCTACCTCATGAACAAGGGTCTGTCTCAGTTTCCCGATACCATCATCCAAGCCAACGAGATGAACTTCCGCTGCCATATGGACAAGCAGATGCAGTATGAGTTCCTGCTGCATTCCGTCCGTCCGAGGAAGCGGATGTCCAAGTGGGCAAAGAAGGATGACGCGGAACTGGTTCAGACCATTGCCGACCTGTTCAACTGCTCAATCAAGAAGGCAGAGCAACTGAGGGATACCCTTGGTGCCAAGATAGTTGCGGAAATCGTGTCCCGTGGTCAAAAGATGCATGGAGGTGTCCGAAATGCTAAATAATCAAAGACATTCTATCATGTTGATTGATTGGCGAGGATACTATGGAAAAAAGAGTATTGAACCTCAAGGCAGACGATCTGCTGGAGGTGACACTAAAGGCTGAGGATGACTTTCTCAAGGTGCGTGAGACGCTGACTAGGATCGGTGTCTCCTCCAAGAAGGAAAACAAACTCTATCAGAGTTGCCACATCCTGCACAAGCGCGGCAAGTTCTATATCGTTCATTTCAAGGAACTGTTCGCGCTAGACGGTCTACCGACCGACATTGATGATACCGACATCGGCAGACGGAACACGATTGCCAACCTACTGGAGGAATGGGGTCTTGTAGACATAGTCGATGAGAAGAAGGCAAGCGAACCTATTGTTTCTCTTGCACAGATGAAGATAATCCCATTCAAAGACAAGCAGAACTGGGAACTCGTACCTAAATACCACATAGGTAAGAAGAAGCCCTGAACCAAAGGAATATACAGTATGCGTCCAACCGTTACACTATGCATGATCGTGAAGAACGAGTCGCACATCATCCTTGAGTGCCTCAACTCCGTCTACAAGTTCATCGACCATTGGGTCATCTGCGATACGGGTTCCACCGATGGAACTCAGGACATCATCAAGAACTTCTTTGCTGAGAAGGGTATTCCTGGTGAACTCCATTCACATGAATGGAAGAACTTCGGTCACAACCGAACCCTTGCCTTTCAAGCCGCAGAGGGCAAGGCAGACTATGCATGGGTCATCGATGCCGACGATTACATCGAAGGTTAATTGAAACTTCCTCCTAATACGGAAGCAGATAGTTTCGCCCTTCGCATCAAGCGCGGATCGTTCTTCTGGTGGCGCAATCAGATCTTCAAGTTGGACTGCAAGTGGCAGTACAAGGGTGTCCTCCACGAATATGCAGTTGCGGAGAAGGCAAATCCGCGTATTCTCAAATTGGAAGGCAACTACAACATCTGTGCCCGTACTATGGGTGGTGCTAGAAACCTCAACATCGATCCGATTGAGAAGTACAGCCGCGATGCGGTCATGCTTGAGGAGGCTCTAAAGGAGGATCCCAGCAATACCCGCGATCAGTTCTATCTTGCTCAGTCGTATTTCGATTCTCAGCAGTGGGAGAAGTCCGATGTTGCATATCGAAAGCGCGTGGAGATGGGTGGGTGGGAAGAAGAAGTCTTCTATTCGCTATATCGTATTGCCATGATTGCGGCTATCACCAATAAGTCTTTCGGAGAAATCAAGGAGAAGTTCCTCATGGCATGGAACTATCGTCCGATTCGTGCCGAACCGCTCTATCAGGTTGCCAAGATGTACCGCATGATAAATCAGCCACGCTTGGCATATCTATATGCAAGAATGGCAAAGGACATGCCATACCCCAAGTTCGACATCCTATTCATTGATGAGGACATCTATAAATGGCAAGTCGATGATGAAATCGCAGCAACTGCTTTCTATCTACATCGATTCGATGAGGGAATAGCCGCATGTGAGAAATTGCTTTCGTATCCGGAATATCCCGAGTCCGAGCGTGAGAGGATGAAGAGCAACCTATCCATGTACCGTCAGAAGATGGCAGAGTCTGGAGATATAATTTCTGCCATGAAGCAAATGCGAGATGAGCCTGTATCAGCATCCCCGATCATTCCACAGACTCAGTCACAGGTAAGTTCTAAGAAGGAAGAGGAACTCCGCAGGGAAAACCTCAAGCGTTTGCTGAACCGTAAGAAGGATCGCAAGGCAAAGAGCCGCTAAACCAAGGATCTATATCATGCTGAAGGTATTCAGATCGAATCCGAATGCTATCGTTCCATCCTTTGCAACCGAGGAATCGGCTTGCTTCGACCTCTGTGCTTGCCTCATGGGATCGAATAAGATCAAATGCTATACTCGCATGAACGAGCCGATTGAACTCGACTGCATGGACAGGATTGAGATCCCTGCCGAGTTCCGAGTATTGATTCCGACAGGTTTGATATTCGACATCCCCGAAGGTCACTCCGTCAGAA